GCGGCATGTTTCAAATCTTTTAATAACGAGCACCGGATCGGATCACTCATTGTGACCCCAGGTTGTATCAAACAAGTTGGGTCGGCTATTTTTCCCGGATGCGGGCGTAACACAATAGGCATGTCGGTGTGTTGCTGTATGAGTTTTATTTTTTGTTCGGTCCAGGTCAGTGGATGCAGGCCCTTCATGGTAAACCCACCGTCTCGTTGCATCAGTAATAGTATGTAATTTCCAGTTGATCGCCAATCATGTACACCGACTCCAAGATCTTTTGACAATTGCTTCCATCTGGCAGAGTCTGAATTTTTATTGGCATAGTTGCCAGTGTCGTAGAAAGGACTACCTAAACTGTAACGTAGATACCGACTGTCATGGTCTGCAAATTTAAAACAATTTGCATCAATACACATGGTGTGATTGCCCAACTGCTGTTGCTGTTGTATTATATGTGCTCGTAATTTTATATTAGGCGTGTGTTGTTGAGGGCTGGCCCACCCTAACATTACGGCCAACTTTGAAGGAGTATATGTATTTTGTGTTTCTATGTGTACTGTGGCACCCTGAGATCGTGCGCCATCAGCAAACGCTGTCAAGGTATCGACTTTTCTACCAGGATTTTGTTTTTGTAACGAACTAAGATAAACAACAACATCAGGAGTTTTCATTCAATATTCGCCAGGCTGTACCATCTCGCATTTCTGCTTCGGTAAATTGACAATAGGCAATGTGTCTGGCCCACGCATGTACTTGATCCAACGTTGGTATCATTAAAGATTCTATTTCACTCACACTGTTACTACACAGTGCTGCGGCTGCGTTTGGTCCCAGAGTAATGGCAGGTTTGCCCAACAGCAAGGCTTCACCGGCTGCAATACTGCTAAACGTAACCAAACAATGTACATCTTGGCTCAAGGCCATTTCCATAGTGTTGTCGTTGACTCTGGCAGCTCGGCCTTGTTTGGTTCTTATCACTATTGGACGATCTGTGTGTTGTTTAATTTGTTCTTGTGTTGTTGCAATCCATTCTTCAAGATCAATGTTGAAAATGTTCAACAATTTTTGGCTGGGAGGTGCCAACAATATGTTAGTACCAGGTCTAAACTTCTTGAGTTGTACTCCGGTTGTTTCAAATCTATCACCGGGTCTATCAATTATGGGTCCAAGATTTTGCAAGGCATTTTTTGTGATTCTGTGGTAAATTTTTTTGCGTCCGTTTCCAAAATAACCAGTGTCAATGTAATAAAAATCTCTTTGTTCTTGGTAACAAATTTCCATTTCTTTACGTTTGGTAACTCCTCTAAACACAGCCGGGGTTGTGCTTTTTCTGTGCTTTTCCCATTGCGATATTTGTCCGCCTGAACCCAGGGTGAAACTCTGTAAATATGGATCAAACATAAGTCCTTTCCTTTCAAATTTATTGTCTGCTGCGTTTGAGCCTATGGCAACAACTGCCCGGTTGTCCAGCGTTTTTAATTGATCTATCAAGTTGTTCAATGTGACCTTGTAAATTTCCCCCAAAGGATCGACACGATATTTCAATATATCCTTGAACAATGCAGCAATTTCAGCAGGCACTTGATCAAACACATGAGGTGGAGGTGGAGGTGGAGGTGGAGGTGGACTATCCTGGCCTTTATATTCTCTAAGAGCATGTGTCCACTGTGCTCCGTATTCAGTTTTGACATGATCCGAGAACCAAGGTCCGCCCTCGGTATAATGTATGGCCTTGGGTTTGCCGTCCTCAGGTTCGTGATACCAGTTTACCAGCCAATTCCAGGATTTATCAATTGAACCAACAGTGGTGCTCCAATCAAATCTATGTAAAAATTGTGCAGTTTGCGTATTGACTACATGAGCAGTTAGGGATTGTGATTCTGGATGTTCACAATTGAACAGCATGAGACTGGACCAGTTTTTCTTGGGATACTGATGTTGTACTTTTCCATCCATCTTGATGCTTGACTTGGGAGCATAGTTATCATGCCGCACCACACTAACACTGTGATTGGAATTTTGATACTGTTGAAATAACTCTACCACATCATGTTCGAACAAAAAATCGCAATCAACAAACAATGCATGCCCTTGATATTGGCACAGGTATGGCACTAAAAATCTAGTAAATGTAAATTCTGTGCTACTATCTGCATCTATCTCTCTGGTGTATACCTGTTGGGCACGCAGTTCACTTTGTTTTAAAAAAGAAATTTCTACCGGAGCAGATGCATGTTTCAGTATGCTGTGTTTGCACACTTCTGCTGCTTCGGCTTCTCGAGGATCCCATCCAATAAAAATTTTGTATGTCATTGTTTTATTTTGCCCACAGTTTCTCTTTCAATGTCATCATGATCAAACTCAGCCCAATACAATTCAAATGCAACTGTATCTTCTACTGCTTCAAATTGATGATATTCACCCGGTGCTACTTTGGTGTATTCGCCGGCAGTCAGCACAGTCTCATCCACCAGATCATAACCTTTTTTCCACACGCGAATCAGTAACCGGCCAGATTCCACATAAAATCCGTTCCACTTGAACAGATGTTTGTGTTTGCTACATGTACCACCAGCCACAGCTTGAATTCTGTGAAATTCTAAAACACCATTTGCTTCCAGTAATTCTGTTTGTCCCCAAATTTTTCCAGCTTTCATACAGTATTCCTTTGTGTGTTGTAGTCACAGTTTATCTACTTAGTAGAACTTGGTTACATGTAAATAATTTTCATGTTTGATTAAATTTATCTTGTGGTTAATTTTGATATGTTAAATATGTGTTTGAGTATTTGATTACATGCGATTTGGATTATTCGACAAGTTTGGTGCCCTAAACAGTCAGCCGGTGTTTGCTGCTGTTCAACATGGTCTTGATCAACTGGGTCTGAGACATAGCAGTCATGACATGACTGCCGATGTTGCTGTAATATGGAGTGTGGTCTGGTCCGGTCGCATGCGGCAAAATCAAGCTGTTTGGCAAGCGTTTAGATCTGCAGGCAAGCCAGTTATTGTGTTGGAGGTAGGCATGCTGCAGCGAGGCCATACTTGGAAAGTGGGCATCAATGGAACCGGTAATCAATCCTATAGTAAACAGGATCTTGACCCTGCCAGACCTCGGCAGTTAAATCTAAAACTAAATCCCTGGCGAGCCACTGGTGATGATGTTGTGATAGCTGTACAACGATACGACAGCGAACAGTGGGCAGGTCAACCGTCCACAGAAGCCTGGTTGAAACAAACAGTTGGTACGCTGAGGCAGCATACTGATCGTTCAATAGTGATACGCGGCCATCCCAGACAAGAAGTAGTGGTACTGCCCGGATGCATAGTGGATCGACCCTGGCATGTGCCCAACACATACGACGATTACGACTTTGATAAAACTCTACGGCATGCCTGGGCTGTGGTAAATTGGAATAGTGGTCCAGGCAGTCAGGCCATCATGTCTGGAGTCTCTGCATTTGTAGGACCCGACAGCATAGCTGCACCTGTAGCAAACTCGGATTTGTCACAGATAGAAACGCCCAACAAGCCTGACCGTGATCAATGGCTCATTGAGATTTCTCACAGTGAATGGACTGTGGATGAAATAGCAGCAGGATTACCTATTGCTAGACTACTTGGCAAATCCAACTGATTCTCGTTCAATGTCGTTGTGATCAAACTCTGCCCAGTACAACTCAAAAGCCACTGTGTCTTCAACAGCTTCAAACTGATGAAATTCGCCCGGACTAACCTTTGTAAATTGTCCTGCTGTCAACACAGTTTCATCTACTAGGTCATAGTTATTTTTCCACACACGAATAATTAGGCTGCCGGATTCAACAAAAAATCCATTCCACTTGTACTTGTGCCGGTGTTTACTACAAGTACCGCCGGCCTTGGCTTCAATGCGATGAAATTCTAACACGCCATTTGCTTCCAGCAGTTCGGTCTGCCCCCATATTTTTCCTGCGATCATAATTATCCTAGTGTTGTGCCATTGACATTAGGCTTTTATCAAGCCAAGGCAAAAGCAAATCTCGTTGCCTTACATGACCATGACGTTGTACTGAGTGCATGGCCGATTCTGGCAGTAGATCCAGGTCACTTAATTGATACCAACTAGTTGATCTGGGATCCATTGGTTTGTGTTTGCTTTTATAAACTACAGCATGCAACCAACAATCAGTGGTGTTTTTCTTAAAGAATCCGCTGCCGCAATCAAATCCTGATACTGCAAGAGCGTGTATCAAGCTAGTCATAGTCCAATTGTAATAGCAATAATCGTACTGATCATAGGCCTGCACATTAAATTCAAGATTGGTGGTCTGTGGTATGACCACTGCCAGCATACCACCATCGCTCATGGCCGACCACCAATTTGACAGTGTGGCAACAGGATTGATTGCATATTGAAATGAATCGTGACTCCATACCACATCGTACTTGATTTTTTGTGGTGGAAATGGTTGTTCAAAATCGCGTGAAGAATATCTTATGTTGCGATATTTGTGAGCCATTGCTAGTTCTGGCTTTTGATCCACCCCCAGACATTTGATATTAAGGGGTCTGGCTGGCTCGTCTCTTGTGGTTCTTGTGGCCCACCATTCTAGATCATGACCTGCTCCGCAACCCATATCAACTACATTGGTTATACTTTGCATAAAGTCATCGTACTCGTACAGGCCGTTGAGAGTTTCAAGACTGTGTTGATGGCTAAGTTCAGGACTGCTGAATTGTGTCATACTTGTACGTCTTCCATTCCTGCTGTTCTAAGTCTAACAATATGGCCGCTCATCCATTGCTTGGACTCAAGTCCTTTCATGATACCCAACCATTTATTGCGTATTAATGCTACTTCGTTGATGACAGTTTCAAAATCAATAACTTCGTCTTCGCCGTCCACATACTTTTCAGCATCTCTACTGGTCAGTGCTCGAGCATAACCTTCTAGGTATTTTTGAAAGTGTCTGCGACGAATTTTTCGTAGCTGTATATTGAGATAGTTAAGCACTGCTTCAATCTCTTGTAGCTGATTGAAACGATGTTCAGTGATGCCCGGCAGTTCTTTGATGTTGATTTCAACATACCCGCCAATTCTGACATCTCGTTTGGCAGCCGCAAGCTCGCTTTCGTAATGAGATATAAAATCAGGAATTGAGCCAAGGTCGGCAACTACGCGATTATACCACATTATTCTATTCCGTGTTTTGTTAAATAGTCATTTATTTCTGGAAACAAAAGTTTCCAATTTGTATTTCTACGATGATCAACTAAGTCGAGAGTTTTTTTCAAGTTTGTCAAAGAATCAACATTGTGTTGAGCTTTACTGCAAAGTTTAACAATACCATCAAGTCGTTGCTTTGATGCATTATCCCACTCTTGAGTTATTGGAAAGGTATTTAATAACTGAGTCAACTGAGGTAAAAACATCGAAGGCTCGAACATAGAAATGCCATATATATTTTCGAATCCACTGTCAACCATATGATAGGATTGAACAATTTTTGGATTAATTTGCTTGTACTGAGATATTATCTCTTGCAGTTCATGTGCAGTTTTTAATGTGAGGGACGAAACCACGTGGTGGACTTCGATATGCAACCATTTCTTACTAATTAAAAATTCAAAATTCTTTTGCCATTGTTTTAAATTCAATCCGTATCTGACAAATTCAGACTGATCGCCCCAACAATCTAAACTGCACGACACTATGACTTTTTTTATCTTTCTCTTTTTGAGTAACTGGTACATTTTGTCTACAAATTTTTCCAACACCGGCGTACTGGAATTTAAATTTGTAGTGATCTGAAGATTAAGTGACGACGGTGAAAGTTCATCCAACAGATCTACTATTTGCCAAAAACCTTTTTGTAACAACGGTTCTCCGCCCAAGATCGAAATTGAGTTTAGATTTTGATAGTTTTTTGTCAACCATTTTACATACAAATCAAAATAAGTTGCACTGTCGGAGTTCTTCTCAATGGGCTTCAACCCAATAGGATATTCTCCGTATTTTTTAACTTCCTGATTAATTACTGAACTATACTCAGGGCGACAGTAAACACAACCTAAATCACAGGTGTTATCAATATATATTTCGGATATGGATGGAGTAACCATCAGAGGTCGATCCTGTGTAGAAAACTCTACCGGTGTCAGTCCCGGGATATCGTTGTGATATGTTCGGTCACTGACTCCGCCGGCTGCTTCTAAGTTACTGCAATACTGACATCCTCGATTTTGCGGCCACTCTCCAGAAAGCATTAACTTTCGGTCGTTAATGCTTTCTGGAGTATTGTGAAAACTTTCAAAATTGTTGATATCTACAAACGATGGAACAACTCTATGACAACTGCTCGATCTTCCTGATTGCATTCTGAAAGTATTCCATCCCCATTTATAAACACATGCAGATGCATTTTTTATAGGAAAGTACTTAGACATTAATAGTCTTCTTCCTCATCTTCCGCATAATCATCATCGTCGTTGATTTCTTCTTCGTCGTCGTGATCGTCTAGGTACCCTTGTAGGGCTTTCTTGACTTCAGCATCACCTCTGAATGAGTTGCGAATATCATCTGCATCAAAATTGCTATCCACAAGTAGATTGACCAGAGCATCAGCTGCTTCTGTCCTATCCAACGGGCCAATGTAGCGTTTAAGTTCTTCCCATACTGCTTGTGCTAAATCTACT